CTTGCCGGCGGTGGTGTCCGCTGCCCTCGCGGCGGCGCCCTGGTACTTGGTCGCCAGGTCGTTCTGGATCTCGGCGAACGACTTGGTTGCACCGGTGGCGTCCTTCGTCGCCACACCGAGCCGCCCCAGACCACCCACTGACCCGTTCTGGGCCTTCACCATCGCGTCAGTGACCTGCGCCAGCGACTTGCCCGTACCGGCCGCCACATCCATCGCGATCCGCTGGAGGTTGATCGCCTCCCCGACGTCACCCGTCGCGGTGGCGAGCTTGGCGAGCGAGGGCCGCAGTTCGTCATCCGCCACGCCGGTGGCGAGGGAGAGGGAACTGATGTACTTCTCGACGGTGGCGATCTGGTCGTCGGTTGCACCGGTGGAGTTGCGAAGTTGGGTAGCGAGCTGCGACTGCGCCGCCTCGTCCTCCGCCGCTGCCTTCGTCGCCGAGATGGCTGCCGCGCCCGCAAGAAGAAGGCCGCCGGCCAGCGCCTTACCGGCGATCCGACCAGCGGCCTGAGCCTTCCCCGAGAACCCCTGGAGCGCCTTCTCGCCCGACGCCGCATTGCTCTTCAGCGAAGATGCGTCCCCGATGAACTCGACGACGATGCGGCGCCCGCTACCGGCCACGTGCAGCCTCCCGTTCAGCCTTGTCGTGCTCGGCGAGGTACTCGAGGTACTCGTTGATCTCGCGTGGCGTCATGTCGTCGATGTCGGCCGGGGTCAGGCCGTAGAAGTGCGTCAGCCGCGGCAGGGTGGGGAGCAGTTGCCGCCTCAGGCTTTTGGGCTGGACTCCTGCGCCTCGGTCAGCACCTCGACGTCAGAGCCGTAGGACACCGAGTCGAGGACCGTGTCCAGGTCGAGATCGCGCTCACCGTTGGCGTAGCGGACTGCCCACATGAACTCGCCGAGCAGATCGATCCCCGGGTGCTCCTGAAGGAGCATCTGAAGCTCGACGAACCCCTTGCCGATGGTCTGCCGGATGCGCCGCTCCACCGAGCCGGTGATGTCGTTGGGGTTGATGACGTAGTCGACACCGTCAATGCGGATGCCGACCGCCTCGGCGTCCATCGCCTTCTGCTTGCGTGCGCTCACTCGCTGGGCCTGCTTGGCGGGCCGCCGATGGTCCTGCGGCTCCCGAATCGGCTGAACGGTCACTCGAGCCCCACTCCCTTGATGATCTTGTCCAACGCGTCCCGGTAGGTCGCGTCAATGGCGTCCGAGTCACGCCGGATGGTCGGCCACAGGAAGTAGCCGGTGTGGCCCTTCCATGGCGCGAACTGCTGGGTTGTCGGACGGCGACCACCGCCGAACTCCGCGCCGAGCGCCATCGGGTACGCATCGCTGCCCAGAGCCACGCCGGCGGACTTCACACCCGCACTGGCCTTCACCGACGGTGCCGAATGGGCCGCGACACCACCGAGCCCCGACGCGGCACCCTGAGCGTGCGAGGCGACCGACGTGGCCGCCTCCTTGTTCGCCAACCGCACGGCGACCTCGGAACCGTTCTCCAGCGCCTTGAGTCGAGCGATGAGCTCGTTGAGGCCCTCGACCCGAACCGCGCCCTGCTCGGCGCTGGCCTTGATGCGCGGCATCAGCGACCCTGTGCGCGATCGTACTTGCGGAGGATCTCCCTGATCTGCCGACCCGCCTCGATTGGGTCGAGTGCATCGCAGAACTCGCGAAGGTGCACTCGGGCCGCATGGGGATTCGGCATTCCGGTTTCGAGGAAGCCGCCGCAGTGCGGGCAGTCGTAGCGGCTGTCACGTTCCTTGCGACGCCGAAGCCAACGCATCACGGGGTGGCCTGCGAGCAGGTGTAGGCGAGGGTGATCGGCGAGTTGGTGCCGTCGTACTCCGCGACACCGCCCAGCGACTGGGTCAGCCCACCGAGGTCGCCGCCGAAGGACAACTCGTCGAACCGGGCGCCCGGGATGGTCACCGTCAGCACGTCGGCGCCGTTGGTGAATGTCGCCACGATCTGCGCCGACAGTGGGGACACCGTGGTCGAGTGCACCCGGTTCCACTGGGTCAGCGCGTCGAAGTCAGCCTCGGCCGACCACGTCACCTCGAGCGGCCCCGGCGTCGGCTCCTTCGCCGCCGCGTTCCCGCGGATCTGGCGGCGGTCCAGGTTGTAGCCCTGGTCGACCTCCACGTCGAAGGAGATCAGGTCCACCGACGAGCCACCGATCGTGACCACACCATGTACCCACGCGAAGTTCGCGGGGGACGCCGTGTACGAGGCGGTGGCGAGCGCGGTCGCGGTGGTCATCGACGCGGCCCAGATGTCGAGCTCGCAGGTCACCATCTCGTCGACCGCGGACGACAGCTTCCACTTCGGGACCTTGCCGCCGCTGATCGTCAGCGACTGGTTCGTACCCGCCGGGTGGAACGGCATGTTCACCTGTGCGGTGAACGACTTGCCGACAGACTCCGACGACGTGCCCTCCGTCGCGGTGTGCGTGTACGGGCCAGCGCCCGTCGTTGCCACGTGCGGCAGTAGATGCTTGAGCCAGAACCCGAAGTCCTTGCTCATGATGTCGAGCGGCACAGTGCCCTCGACGTTCTTCATGTACGGCACCACACGCGCCTGACGACGCGCACGCGAGCCCACCCGCAGCGGGTTGCCCTCGGTGCGGCCGGCGACCGGCGCGAACGGGACAGCGTCGCCGTTGTACTCGAAAAACCTCGTGACGGTCAGCGGGGTCCCGAACGTGACCTCGTCGATCGCGCCGAACTGGAAGTCGAATGCACCCACGGGTCAGCTCTCCTTCTTGGTGGCCCGAACGGGCTCCCACTGCGCCTGGCCGTCCAGCCCTGCGGCGATGTCCTTGTTGTCCACCTCGACCACCTGTCCCGACTCGACGCCGAGCAGTCCGAGGGCGGGAACGTCGACCGGCTCCTCGCCGACGTACTTGAACTTGCACATGTCGCTCCTAGGTGAGTCGGGCTCGGTAGGCGATCGGGTACGTCAGCGAGACGGCGAGGCCGTTGTCGATCGGCCCCTCAGCGAATCCGCGCTCGGCATCGCCAACCTTCAGCCAGTTGAGGCCAGTCGTGCCGAGAGCGTCGCTGTTCCAGTTGGCTTGAGTGGCGATGAAGTCCTCGGCCGCGGTTCCAGCACCGTCGTAGAGGAAGTTCGACAGCGTCACCGGGTCGGCCTGCTCGCCGTAGCCCTCGACATAGAGGACCAGGTCGAAGGCGCCCTCTTCGTTCCGGTGGATCTTGTTGGCCCGCATGCCTGCCGGGGAGTGGCTGAATCGTCCATTGTCGGTGAAGCACCGCTTCCGGGCCTTCGAGCCCTTGACCGGGATGTAGGTGGTCTCGAAGTCGGAGAACTCCGGGAGTGCCGACAGGGCGGCGACCAGGCCCGCGCGGACCGCCACGAGTTGCGTGCCCATCTCAGGCGAACCCGAACGTTGCCGTGTTCCGCACGTAGGAGGCGATCAGCGCGTCCAGATCCGGGTAACCCGTCGGCCGCTTCTCACCCGGCAGCAGATAGGTGGTGGTGCCGCCGAGCTCGTTGGTCATCGACGTCTTGCGGATGTCGATCCCCGCGGAGTCGGACTGGCCCAGCAGCCGGTCGCGGGTCGCCCACATGACGCCGTTCTTGATGTCGGCGGGGCAGGTGGCCTCACCAGCGGTATAGGTGACGGTCACGTTCGCGACACCCCGTAGGAACGGCTTGCGGTAGGTGCTGCCGACCGCCTTGTACCGGAGCCGGCCGCCCCGGCAGGTCAGCAGCGTCGGATCTACCGTGGCGCCGTCGACAGTTGCGGAGGTGACACTGGTTCCGTTGACCCGGGAGAGGAGCAGACTGCTGGTGTTGTCGCCGTCGAGCTCGTCGGTGATCGTGCGCGGGATGAACGCGCGCCCGATCTCGCGCTCGACGATGGTGGTGAAGTAGGCCGCGGCCGGCAGGATCTGCGCCTCGATGAACGCAGCACAGTCCGGCAGCGCCTGGAGTTCCGCGACGGTGAAGTAGTCCGGGTTGGCCACGGGTCACGCCTCCCTCGTCGCTGTCGCGCGCGTGTCGCCAGGTGGGTGCAGGTAGTCGACCTGGACGTTGGTCCACCCTGTGGTGGCGAGCTGCGCGCGGAGGTGGTCCGGCTCGACGTTCGCGTAGTGCTCGTTCGGTTCGTGCGGGCCACCGCTCGCGCCGTGGGGCGACCTGCCGGGGCCGGCCATCGTCAGGACCAGTCGCCCGCCGGGGCGACATGCCTTCGCCATCGTCGCCAGGATCTCCGGCCACTCCGGGGTGTGCTCGAACACCTCCGTGCACACGACCAGGTCGTAGAGCCTGTCCGGGGTCCATGTGGCGGCGTTCGCCACGATGTCGACCGCGTCGCCCTCTGCGATGTCCAGCGAGACGTAGGGGGTCGCATTGGGGAACAGGTCCCGGACACCGCCGTTGATCTGACGGCCACCGACCTCGAGTACCGCTAGCGCCTCGTCGGTGCGGTGCGCCTCGACATAGGCGCGGGCCTCCTCATGCACCTGGATGCCAGACCGTGCCCTGGTCAGCTACGTAGCCGGGCGGTGGCTCCTCGGTGAAGAAGTACGCCGCGATGCTCCTGCGCCAGCGACTGGCCGCGATCGGGTGGCCGTGCCATGAGTGGTCGGAGGTCTCGAAGATCACCGTCCGGTTGAACTCGGGTGAGATGTCCGCGACACGTTCGGTCGCGCCCCAGAGCTCGAGGTGTCCGCCCTCGTCGTCCCAGTCGTGGTTCAGGTAGGTGATGAAGTTGAGACGCCGGTACCGGTTCGTCGTCGGTGAGCGGTTGAAGTCTGTGTGCACCGCCAGGTACCCGCCCGGCTCGATGCAGTGGTAGCCGCCACCGACGGTCTCCATCGTCAACCCGTCGATGCCGAACATGGTCCCTATCGATGACGCGGCCTGCTCGACGACCTTGAACGCCTCGAGCGTGGACGGCCCCCACAGGTGCGGCGGGCCCTCGAGCTTCCGCTCCTGGCCATTGGAGTAGCGCAACCATCCCAGGTCGTCCGGAGAGGGGAACTCAGCCTTCACTCGCAACAGCAGGTCCTCGTGCCACCACCCGTCGAGGACCACGTGCGGGAAGGGCGCACCCTCGACCCCGTCAGCCGGCATGAGCGGTCAGCCTCTTCTGGAACAGGTCGCGGTCGGTCTTCTGGGACTCCTGCCCCAGGTCGTAGACCTCATCCGACTCGGCCTTGCCCCACAGTGGGTGCAGGTGCTCGACGATCGAGCCGGGTGCGAACGCGAACGTCCCGCGGAGCCGGGCAGCGGTCACGAGCTCGTCATCAACGAACCAGTGCCGGTACCCCTCATGGCACACCGACCCGGGACCATCCCACGATGCGCCAGTCTCGTCGGCGTAGCGGCGGCGGACCAACATGTGGGTGGCGTGCTCGCCGCGGATCACGCGGGGGTTGCCGAGGTCGTTGGTGCCGACCACGTCATGGTCACCCGCCGCAGCCTGCGCGTGGTCGAGCCATCCGGGGTGGAACCGGACGTCGTCGCCGGTGATGAACAGCCACGGCTCAGTGGTCTGCTGGTAGCCGGCGTTCACCTTGGCTGCGAACGAGACGCCGTCGGCGTAGAGCACTGTCGCGCCAGCTTCGTCCCACGCCTTGATCGTCTCGGCGTCATCAGGGTTGGCGACCGCGTACACGGTGGCGATCCCGGTTGTTGCGCGCAGGGTGGCCATGAATGGCGCTGCGTTCTGTGGGCGCCTGAGTACGGGCACGATCACCGCGGTCTGCTCCGTCGCGGGCGGTGGTACCACCTGCCGCCAGTAGTCGCTCTCGCCGAGCCAGGCTGGCTTGAAGTGGGTGGTCCGGACGCCGGAATGGACGTGAATGGGGATGCCGGCAGCGCCCGCACGCAGGCAGAACGACAGGTCCTCGCCCATCAGACGCCCGTTGGCGGTCGGGTTCGGGACCCGGTCATACCAGCCGATCTCGCCCAGCTTCTCGAACACCGAGCGGTGGATGAGGACGCACGCGCTGCCGGTGCCTGCGCACTGGATCAGCGTGTTCACCGGGTACTCGCGGCGGGAGAGGAACCCCGTCTCGCCAGTCGCCTCGATGGTCGTCCAGTCGTAGACGGTCGGTGCCAGCAGCGTCTCCCACCCGCCCATGCCGTCTGGGACCGTCTGCTTCTGAGCGAAGCACAGGCCGCCGACGATGGGCCGGTGGATCGGGTCGGCGACCTCCATGAGCCGGTCCACGACGTCCGGCTCGAACCCCATGTCGGTGTCGATCCAGAACAGCCACTCGGCGTCCTTCTCAGTGAGGAACTGCCGAACAGCCTTGTTGCGGGCCTCGGGGATGCCGTCGGCGCCGTAGCAGCGCATCGCCAGCCACCCGCCGCGCGCGACCCGGCAGTGGTTGCCGAGGTCGTGACCGATGAGAGCCAGGAGCGACTGGTGCCAAGAGGTGGTGACCTCGTTGGGGTGGATGTAGACGACGGTGACCGAGTCGGACGCTGCCTCCAGCGTGGCGGCGTCGCGGGTCACTTGCGGGAGCGCTTCTCGCCCGGCGCAGCGGTGGCGGTCTCGGTGGCGTCAGCCGACCGCTTGGCCGGGGCGTGACCGGCCGGGTAGCCGTCACCATCGAACGGGAGACTGGACCGCAGACCGTACCGCGGGTCGTTGGTGAACAGGTGGGGGTATGCCTTGACCACCGGGTCGTCGGCGAGCCAGTGCTCCCCGATGTTGATCGACTCGGTCCCACCAGTCTTGGGGTTGGACACGAGCCTCGTCTCGATTGCGAAGACGTGATTCATGGAAGTGCCTCCTAGGTTCCAGCGGTGCCAGCGGTACGGACTCTCGTCCGGTTCACGAGGCCCCCCGACCGCTGGGAGCGAGGGGCCTCGTGAAGTCGAGCGGGACTCAGGTCTGGTTGAGCAGACGGAAGCCCTGGTTGTTGGCCGAGCCGCCGCCAATGCGGGCGTAGGCGAACCACCCGCGCTGGCCGGTCGGACGGTTGTTGGTGACGTCGAACAGGGTCGGGACCAGCTCGACGGACATGCCGCCGCGCCGGGCCACCACGTAGTTCGAGAAGTCACCGACGACCGCGACGTTGGTGTGCACGGTCGAGGTGAGGTCCGTCATGTACGGGGTCTCGTACCACTGCCCACCGAGCAGCACCTCCGCGCTCTGCGCGGCGAGCTGCACCGTGGTCGCGTGGAAGTTGTTGGCCGTACCGAGCTGCCGGATCTTGTCGTTGATCTGGACAGCGCCGAGCCAGTTCTGATTGCCGAGCCGGAAGCGCTGCGGCAGGGCCTCGTACACCTTGTAGATGTCCGCCGCGGCCAGCGTGCCAGCCGTGCCGAGCAGAACCTCGACGGTGGTGTCGGCGTCCAGGGCGGTGACGATGCCCTGGGGCTCACCCGAGCCGGAGCCGCGGGTGAACTTGTCCACCAGCAGTTCGTTGTAGCCGCTGGACAGCAGGGTCGACATCTCCGACGCGAAGCCCGGGTAATCCTCCCCGACCTCGATCGAGTAGGGGATGAACCCGCGGGCCATGAACACGTCCACCGACGGCTGCGCCAGGGTCGGCGAGTCGTCGGAGACCGCCGAGGCCTCGGCGTCGAACGACCAGGAGACACCGGCCGAGGAGACGCCCTTCCACTTGTTGGTGTTGACGTCGACCTGGCGGGCGATGGACAGGAACGGGTTCCCAGAGCCCTGCGCCGTCAGGATGATCGAGGGGTCGATGAACACGGGGATGCCGAAGCCGCCCGCCGTGGTCGTGCCCTCGGACATGGCCCGGTACTCCTCCCAAGCCCGGACCGCGTCCCGCTCCTCCTCGCTGAGGACGAGATTCGCGTTCGGGTTGGTGACGAGCTTGACGAAAGCCTCGCGGTAGGCGTCGTTCTCGGTGACGATCACCCGGCGGGCGATGTCAGTCGACCTGCGCACCATGCGCTCGACCTGGGCTGCCTCGTCGTCACGCAGGCCCTTGCCGTCGCCGAGCACACGAAGCGCACGGTCGCGCGCCTCGGGGTTCGTCATCCGCAGGACACCCGAGTTGTCGTCGAGGCCGTGGCGGATGTTGTCGTAGACCTTCTTGACCGACTCGGGGCGCTTGCGGAAGATCTCGGAGATCTTGGCGTGCTTGTTGAGCTTCTCCACGATCGCGTCGCGGATCTCGATGCCCATGTCGAAGGCGGCCTGCTCGTCGTCGTCGAGGTCGCGGAGCTCGCCTTCGTCGGTCTGGTGCATGGAACGCAGGTGCGCATCCATGACCTTCAGGAGCTTGTCGAGCTCCTCGGGGGTCTTGCCGCGGATGTCGTCGAGACTCCCGGGCATGAGGTCGGCGGTGTCGTCGTCGTCGGCCTTCATGAAGTAGGCGCCGTGACCGAAGCGGGCCTGGGCGTCCGCCATGATCCGGGCCACCTGGGACCGGATCTGGGCGTTGGTGGTGTACATGGTGACTCCTCTCAGAGTCGTCGGAGTGACAGGGAGCGCGCTCGTGCGAGCGCGGGGGGGTTGGTGGTGCGTGACGCTTCGTCGGCCTGCCGCTCCGCGTCGTTCTCCTCGCCACCGGCGCCCTCGGCGTCCGGTGCAGCGTGGTCTGTGGTGGGGTCTGTGATCAGCAGCGAGCGGACCCCTACGCTCGTCGCGATGTAGGCGGGCCACACGACGGGGCCCATCTCGGCGACACTTGCCTCAACGATGTCGCGGCGCAGCAGTTCCTCGTCGGGCACGTCCTCGCGCCAGGTCCGGTACAGTTCGGCCTCGATCTCGGCCTCATTGCGCACCTGTCGGCCATCGGGCCAGAACCAGCGTTCCTTGACCGGCGCGAACCGGATGGACATGCCGTTGACGGTGCCGGTGGAGATGACCTCGCGGACCGGTTCGAAGATCGGCGACTGGTGCAGGTCGGCGACCACATGAGCACCGCCGTCCGGGGCACGCTCCGGGTCGATCTCCTCACGCGGGTACCCGGCCTGGAACGCCGCCACCGGGAGCGACCCGATCAGCGGGTGCCGGCCATGGTCGAACTGGATCAATGGGGTCTGCTCACGGAACGAACGCTTCATCGAGCCAGACAGGAACTGCTCCTTGAACCGGCCCTCCCACGAGTCGATGATCGTCTCGGAGTTGAACACCGTTGCGTACCCGTCGAGGGTGCGGCCGTCGCCGGTCTCCTCGACCGAACGGAAGCGGAACGGCGCCACCCGGGGCACCTCGGCCAAGCGGAGCGCGGTCTCACGGCTGCGCACGGCGTGCATCGCCAGTGTGGACTCAGACATCAGCGCCCTCCTTGGGTGCAGGTAGTGCCTTCGGGTCACCGGTGCCGGGGGCTTGGAGCTGCACGGAGTACAGGCCGGTGTGCTTGAGGATCCGGAAGTCACCGGACTCGACCGCGGCGATGACGGATTCAGGTGTGTAGCCGGCCGCGACGAGCGTCGAGATGGTGGTGGCCTTCCAGGAGTTGATCTCGGCGGCGTCCTTGGCGTCCTCGCGGAGCAGCGGCATGTCGATGGTGTCGAACCACAGTTCGGCCCGTGACGGGACGTCGATCACCGGGGAGAGCGCGGCCGCCAGGTCCTGCATGGTCGGGAACACCCACGTGTCCGCGAATAGCCGCCGGGCCTGCCCGAAGTTCCCGGAATTCAGCGAGGAACCCTCGAGTCCGGCCGCGATCCCCAGCACCGGCGCGGGCACTCTCGACAGCATCGAGATCCGGGTCTCGCCGCCACCCTGGGTGTTGCGCATGTCGAGCTCGGCGAGGTTCGACCCGATCACTTTCGCGTCCGCGCCGGTCGTCAGGTACAGGGTCCGGTAGGCGTTCGCCAGTCCCGAGTGCCGCTCCTCCAGCATCTCGACCATCTCGATGAACTGGTCCCGGTTCACAGCTGGGAGTCCGCTGACGACCAGGTTCGGGGTCGCGCCATTCGTCAAGTACCTGGTCTTGAACTCCGAGGCCGCCTGATCGGACTGGATGTCCCGCAGGCCCGCGGTGATCCACGACATCCCCATGCCCGGGTTCTCCGGGTCAGGGATCGGGGACCAGTGCGCCACGTCCTTCGGGTCCAACACCGTCGGCTTGGTCTGCGAGTTGCCGATGCCGCCGTTCTGGTAGATATACCCGATCAGTTCGCCATCGAGAGCGTGGTCGGGGTGGTCGGGCTCGAGGTCGGAGCCGTAGACGGCGCCGACGAAGTCCGGCCGCAGCAACTTCAGCCGGTCCGGCCTGCGCAGCACGAACGAGTTCCCAGCCAGACCTGCATGCCACTCCATCAGCCCGACCAGGTCGCCCGTGGTGCCGTTCGGCCACGGCCGCTCCAGCAGCGACAGAGCCCCGGTCCCGAACGTCTTGCGCGGGTTCGTCGGATCCCACGGCGGGTTGCGGAACGTGAACCGCACCTGGGAGAGGACTAGCGCGCGGACCATCTGCGCGGCGAACGCCGGCGGGCACGACTTGAGCGCACCCATGTACCCCGGCAGCGAGTTCGTAATCGTCTTCAGACGGGTCTGCGCCATCGTCTGAGACATGCCCGCAGGCATCCCGAACGTGTAGGTGGTGTTCCCGTACTGGAAGGCGTTCGGGAACAGGTAGTCGGTCAGCCACGTGTCGACCGAGAACCGCTCCGCGGCCGGCTGACGCTGGTCGCGGATGCGATCAAGCAGCCCCATGCTCGGCCCGCTTCCTCATATCCGACCAGCCGAGCCGTACCGCCGCGACACAGGTCACACAGGCGATGGCCACGGCCGCGGCCATGATGCCGATCGTGTACAGGGTTGCCAGGGGAATGCCCACCGCGATGCGCCCGGCTCGGCGAGCAACGATTGACAACATCCCGGCTCCTCTGGTGGTCAGCGCCACCCCCCGAAGAAGGCGGTAGTCAGGTTCTGGGAGGCGCCCCACGACGCGAGCGAGACCGCCTTCAACATCGAGATCTCGCCCGACTCGCGGGCGAACAGCCAGCGCTGGCCGACCTTCCGCTTGCCGGCGTTGCGGACCGCCGTGTTCAGGTCCTCGTAGTCGCCGTGGGTGACCTGCTTGGCCTCCACCGCGTCATACAGGTCAGCCGAGGCGCCGATCACATCGTCGAGACCGACCCACTCCACGTTCACACCGGCCGCCTTCAGCTCGGCCTCGAGCGTCTCGCTCGGGTCTTTGCTGTCCATCACGACCGGGACGTTGATCTCGCGCTGGATCCGCGCGACCTCGGCGACGAACTCAGCTCGTCCGAACGTCGGGTCCGTCATCCGCACATGCAGGATGCGCTCGGTCCTCCCCGAGACCACCGGCGCGATATGCGGGACCAGCCCCTTGGTAGCGAGCCCACACGACAGCCAGACCCGGTCCTCGTCGAGAGCGATCCCGAGCGCCGCCGGCTCCGCTGGTTCGGCAGTGGTCGAGCAGAGAGGCCAGTTTGGCATGACGAGCGGCCTTGTGCCGACACCGTCATCCCAGACGCCCATGCCCTCGCGGAGGAAGTCGGCCGGCGTCAGCTTCCGCTTCAGGCGCATGATCGACTGGACCGGGGTCCGCGTCGGATATGACGGGTTCGCCTTCGCCCACTGCTTCCGGTCATCCGGGCTAGCGCCCTTGTCGGCGCCGAGCTCGATCCATGCGCCGTCGTGGAGCGTGCCCTCGAGCGCCTCTTTCCGCATCCGCGTGAACGACTCGGACATGTCCTCAGGCTTCGGCGGCGTCCCGATATAGAGCTGGAGCCCGAACCGCGATGTGTTCATCGTCGCGAGCATGTTCGAGAGCGCGCGATCCGAGAGGATCTGCGCCTCGTCGAATATCAGGATGTCGACACCCGGGATGCCACGACCGAAGCCGCGCTCACGAGCGCCGAACAGGATGCGGGAGCCGTTGTGGAACCGGATCTCCTCGTCACCCGATCCGGTGAACACCTGCCGGACGTAGGGCTTGACCTTGGACCGGTCCGCGAACCCCTGCATGGCCAGGAACGTCTCGCCGTGAGTACGGGCGTGATGCGCCGACCAAATCACCAGCAGGCCCGGCATGTTCACACTCAGCGCGAACACCATCGCGCCGACCAGGTAGGTCTTGCCCACCTGTCGGGGAAGTGACAGGCCGACCCCATCGATCATCGCCGCGAGGTTGCCGTCGTCTCGCTTGGCGAGCATCACGCGGCCGGCCTGCTCCTGCCAGTCGTCGAACGCGATGCCGAGCTTCTCGTTACAGGTCTTCCGCACCGCCGGCCATGCCGTGGATGTGATCCCCGTGGGAACGGCCAGATGCTTGGCGACCTCAGAGAGCTTGCGAGTCCCAGTCTTCGTCACCCGCGACGTCGTGGGCATCTGCGCCCTCCTCCTTCGCGCGCAGGTCGATCTGCTCGATCTCCTTCGCGATGTCCTGGAGACGACGGGTCAGCGCGGCGAGATCCCGCGGCGGGCACTCCGGGTTGGAGACCGTCTGCGCGATCCGCTCACGCATCGCCACGAGCAGCTCGCGGTGATCGCCGGTCGCCGCAGCCTGCGCCACGGTCAGCTTCTTCGCGGGTGCCGCCTCGTCGGACTTCACCGAGCGGAGCGCCGGCTTGCGAGCAGCCATGACCCCTCCCCGATGGTGTGTGGAAAACGCGATAGATAGAGCAAAAGAGTGCGAGGGTGGAACGCACCATCGTCTAGCCCGTCGAGCACCCGCCCCCCGGTTAGAGCGTCACGCCGCGCGAGAGCCGAGCCACTCGTGTGCGGTTGCCAATGGTGGCAGCGGCACCCCGGTTACACCGGCGGTGCTCAGGTCCACGGTGCATGGTCGGGTTGGTGTCGTCGTGCCCGAGATCCCATGCCGCACGTGGGTGGATGGGCTGACCGCAGCGCCAGCACGTGGCTTGCCCCGCCTCGACCATGGTGGCCCATCGCTTGCGTAGCTGCTTGTGCTCGTGGCCGTAGCGTTGGCTGTCGGTGGGTCGGGCTGCTGACCGTGTGTAGGTAGCCCACCACTGCCGGACCCCAGCGACCTCGCGTGCCACGTCCCTGCCGCGTGCACGCACCCGTTCAATGCAGGTCTCTGCGTCCACGTCGAGGATGTGCTGCTCGGTTGCGCGGGTCATGCCGATGGTGCGCTTGCGACTGTCGCGGCTGGCACCAGCACGGATGACCACAGCCTGTGCGTTGGGGTCCATGCCGATGCGCTTGAGCGTGTAGGCGAAGTGCTTCTCGTTGCGCCAGTGTGGGTCGTCCCGGTCGTACACGGGTAGGCCCATCGTGCGGGCCAGAGTGGTCTTGCCTGCACCGGGTGGGCCGAAGATAACCACGACTCGACGGGCCATGGGTCAGAGGGTGAGCACACCGAGCAGGGCAAGCAGGATCAGCAGCAGGATCACAGCGATGACCACGTGTCCGATGTTCATGGCTTCCTCCGAGTGCGGTACCTGTTGGTCGTGACACCAGGGTCGGGGAGCAGGGGCACGCTGGTGCCGTCATCCAGCATCGGCTGCCCTCGCCGGCTCACGCGCATCAGGCAATCGGGGCAGACCCATCGCCCAACCTCTGAGCCATCGAGGGTGGTGACCGCTACCGCTTTGTGCCAACTGCCGTCGAGGCAGGGCCAAGACCGTAGCTGTGCGAGATACTGCGGGGTGCGCTTCACGCCACCACCTCGCAGTGCCCGTCCCGGTCCACCATCCGCCCACCATCCAGGTCGACGGTGGTGACACGGCAGCGGGCGTTGCCACACCTGAGCCAGGCGCAGCACCACGAGCCGCAGTGGATGAGCAGCATGGAGCGGCAGACGGGGCAGCGGTAGGGGAAGTGGGTCATGTCGACCCCCGATCGTCGGGTGGGTACATCTCGATGCCGGTCTCGCCGAGCCACTTGGATGTGAAGCCGACTGCCATCTCGGTGGATGCGAGGGTGCCGCCGTTGAGTGCGGCTGCGTCGGGTTCGTCGGCGGCGGTGGGCTCGAGGCTGAGGTCGAGGGTGAAGCCGAGTAGCGCGAGGGTCAGGCGCATGGCAGCCTCCCCGTGAAACGCCGACGCGCGGCCTCTCGGCGCCATGCCCCGTGTCGGCGCCACGGTGGTGACGGCCACTCGTACCTCACGGCCTGGCCGACCCGGACTAGTCGCCGAGCAGCACTCCGCGTCCGCGTTCAGCTTGGAGTTCCTGGACTCGGCGGTGGAATGTGCACGATGCCAAGCGCGGCAAGTCGCGGCGATTCAGTGGCTCAATGCCCATCCATTCGCGCATGTCGTTGATGGCGGGCAGCACGCCTGGGTTCGGGTAGTAGTACTCCCGCGTACCGAAGATCCGATGCTCGGTCAATGACCGGTGGATCTCGCGCTCCTCGGGATACCCACCAGGGCGGAATCCCACGAAGTGACGGACGCCGCCGAACCCGATCCCGTTCTTCCGGTTCATCAGGTTCTGGCTACAGCCGATCTTGACCGCGCCCTCGCGAGTGATGAGCGAGTAGACGAATTGCTCATCTCGCTGGATCGACTCCAATAGCCACCGTTGCGAGACGCGCTGGCTAACCATTCCGGGCGCGCCACCGTAGACGTTCGGGTTACCCTGCATCTGTTCGACTCCTTCTCAGTCGGACCGAGCCCCGGGCGCTGGCAGGCGTGCCGGGGCTGCTACTTGCGTTGGCCGGAGGAGAGTCCCTCAACGGCGGCGTGCGGGCGCGGTTGTAGCCAGAGGTGCGAATGGAGCCCGCTACTGCACAGGGTAGATCACATCGCCATCGTTCGGCAGCGATGGCGCGCTCGGAGTGTCAGTCGTACAGCGGCAGCAGTTCGAACACCTCGGCCACGGCGCCGTCTTCGCGAACCTCGAATCGCCCAGTCGGGGACGCAGTAACGCCAGATATGCTCCCGCCTTGCTCTCGCCATCGGGCGTTCGCAGCTTTGCGGGCCTCGCGAGAAGGGCCGACCGGGATCGCGGTCCTGTCGAACCACTTGCCGTCTAGGTCGCCGATGTTCCACTCGGCGGGGATGTCGTCGCCGAGCCGGATGACCACGTAGTCAGCCTCCCTCACGCCCCTACCGCCTTCCGCTCCTCGACATAGTTCACGTAAGCCTGATGGGTCCACCAGTGGTCCTTGTCGCGTGGACATACCCACCGGTCCTTGGCGTCGGTGTCGTAGTGGATCTGCTCGCAGTCCTCATCGTCACACCAGTGCGGGTACTCACGCTTGAGTCTGACTTTGGCCGGGTCCACCTTCCCGGTTTCGACGCATGTGGGGCACGGCACCCCGCGCTCGATGTACCAGCGGACGCTTAGCTCAGCGTCGAGGTGGTTGCGGCACTTGCGAAGCTCGCGGGCCATCTGTGGGAAGTCCTGCCCCTCGTCCTGGGCGACCCTGCTGAGGATCCGCTCGAGGAAGGCGGCCGCGTTGCTGACGTTCCATCGGTCGGGGCGGGGTAGCCGGTAGTCCTCTGAGAGCATCTGGGCCCACGTGGTCAGCACCCGCTCCGGGTCGGTCTCGTCATCGTCCTCGTCTAGGGAGACGTGCCAGGCGCGGCCCATGCGTGCGGTGGCTTTCCGCCACGACCACGCTTCGGGGTCGCAAGTTGGGCCGGCGAGCATGGAGATCTCGACGTCGACCCGTCCGGCCTCGAAGGCGGCCGCATCCAGGAGTGCCGCGTACTGGCCGATGTGCTTAATGTTGGCTCGCGTGCGACCCAGGCACCGCGCACAGGTGAGCTCTCCCCATCCGACGTGCTGGGAGCAGGTCCGCCGCGCCGTGCAGTGGACAGTGGGGTCGCCGTACTCGTCGCGCCGGCAGGGCTC